CGGTACTCATAATGATTACCGATTAATTATCAAAGAGCTTATCAAATTCATCAAGAGCGTTCTTGACTTGTGCCGACTCAGAAATCTCCGTCTTAACGTCGAGGACTTCAGCGGTCACACTCTTTACTTCGGAATTACCACGAGCAGGAGCTGGGGTAGGAGTAGTTCCATCTGGGTCGAGATACTTTTCGAGAACAACACGGAGCTCTTCATATGAAGGTTCCTTGTATAGTGCAAAGATGTCGGGCTGCTCGTTAAGAAGGGTCTTTGCCAACTCCACATCAGCGACCACAGGGGTCTGATTTGGCTTGACCTTTACCGAGGTCTTTGCGAAGTTCGTGTCCGACTTCTCTTGTGGGATGTACTCAACCACAACGTCACGACCAGCCTTTGGGTCAGTAATATCACCGTAATCAGGGTCAGCGATGTACGAAAGAAGGTCCTGATAGACAGTCTTACCGAATGAGAAGAAACGAACACCCTTGCTCTCTTCACCACGAACGATGACAGGAACATAGGTACGGAGCTTCGGACGGAAGGTGTTAGCTTGCTTCCAAGCAGCCTTCTCCGCCTCACGACCCTCACGGCGTGCATCTTCAACTAACTTGTCTGCGAATTCCGCGATAGGGTCGCGGCGACCAAATGAAAGAGGCGAGATATACGTCTTATTTCCGATATAATGGAAATAGAGTTCGATAAAGGGGTTCTCGCGGTTCTTTGCCCATGGGACAATACGGATGGTTGTCTTACCTTCGGTGGGCTTCCACAGAGCTTCACTGCGGTCAGTTTGCTTTGTGAACGTGTTGAGCTTTGCCTTTAGGGCATTAAAATCTAGTGCCATACAATTTTCTCCTTAGTGTTTAGAGTTGAGTGTTTAATACACCTCACTAGTATGATAATGAGGTCAGCTTAGTTTGTCAAGTGCCAGTTTTAAAGATTAATAATATTTGATATTTTAGTATTTACTTTTTTTAATTTACCATATGCTGTAACTAATACGGTATTTTGTAATTCGTTCCATTCAATTTTATATGTCTTATCTAATACACCACCATTCTTTTCTTCAATCAACTTATTAATTGCATTGATTGTATAGATGGTGTTGGTTTGCTTCTTTCTATGTACTGAAATTGTAGATTCAGGTGCTTCACCACGCACTGGTTTAGACATATCAATATTGTATGTCAATATTGCTTGATTTTCATCATTCACATTATCCAACACATACACTGAATTAAACGCTAAAGAATAAACTTTCTTGATATGTTCAATGGTGGAATCTATGTCTTTTTTAGCACAGAATGTACAAAGTAACTGTGTTTCTGGTTTCATAATAATAAACTCATTAGGGTAGAACTATACTACTTTTACTCCTAATAAATATTATTATGTAAGGTGAAACCTTAGATTTCTATAGGTGAAAGTTCGTTATAGTTCTTTCCTTTATACATTCGAGTTGGATACCCACCTTCCTCCAACAAATGCTTGATACGGGGAAGTAATGCGGTTTCAGATCTATGTAAATCTAGCAAGATTGCATCGTAAGTATATAAGATTGGTTTGGTCAACTTATCACTCAAAAGTTCACATACCTTTGCCACATTCTGTAATGCGGTTTCCGTTTCTAACCATTGTACAGAATAGTTGAATACTTTATTGGACGAAGGTTCATCTACTACAATATTCTTACCAGTTTTAGTTTTGATATATCCCATAGTTTTATACAGATTCCACAACTGACCAGAATATTGTCTAACCTTGTGAAAGAATTCAACACCACCTAAATCCTCATTCATTCCATACATTAGGGCAAAGGTTCTTGCCTTTGACGCCTCATATTCGTCAGGACTGACTTCCTGCTTCCCGTAATATTGTTGGGCAAGATAGGTATGGACCGATGTTTCGGGGAGTTCATATCCAAGTTGTGCCGCAACCAGACGTAAGTGGAACGCCTCGTAATCAAACTGGATAAGTAATCCATCATCTCCGTATCTACTGACAAATGCCTCTCTTGTTCCATCGTTCTTATTAAGAGCTGCGAAATTAATCCCACCATATTTGTTACTTGGTCTACCTGTTGCTGTGTATGGATTATATTCGGAATATATTATATTATCAGTAATATACTTTTTTACATCACCAAAATGTTCGGTAAGGATAGAAGTATTTACAGACATACCAGACTTTTCTATATGTGTTAATGTAGGAATAAGTGTGTTGCTCACAAACTCATATCCGTCTGGAATTTCTGTATAGAAATTGTCTCGAATGAACTTGGTCAACTTTCTACCATATTCCATCCAAATCGTCAATGGAACACTCAGATGTAAATTCTTGAATTGAAATTGCTGCAACATCCGTGTGATAATAGGAGTATAATATTCACGGATTTCAGGAATATTTTTACTAGACAAATGTAGAATAGTTGCAACATCATGCACTCGTTCTTGCGGAACATCAAACGAATGAAGTATTTCTCTCTTGTATAATGTAATGACTTTAAATGCGTTCTTGAACGAAATAGTCATCGGTACTGCGTCTGGGTGTTTAATTGGAACGCAGTAGTAATCTTGGTCAATCAATATGTGAATAGATGATACGGTATTTCCTGCGGGATGGAGATTCTGATCAACGAAAATAGGCACCACAACGGATACCTCTGTCTCTATTCTGGTTTGTAACTTCTGTAAATCCGTAACCGATTGAACCAGCATTATTCCCCCGAATAAAACTCCACGTAGTTTCGTAAGTGGTTGGTGATACCTGGAAGTTCTTCTTCTGCCAACGCAACCAACGTTTTGTTTTGGCTAATCACTCCCTTGATTAATATATTATCACCACTTGGTAAAGTCAAGATCGTATCTTCTAATTTACCAACTATTATCCAATCAATAGTAGTTTTTAAAAATAAACTATTTCTTTCTATACGAGAATATTGACCACCATCCAACTCGTATATAAGACCATTGCGTTGCGTTGCATACTTTGCAAAGTAACGTGTTTTAATTTTACGGTCAATATCTTCTTGTGAAACAGTAGGAATAACGTTACTAATAACCGCAAGTAGGTCTTGTTTGTTATTTATATTTCCCAAAGATTCGAACAAAGTTCTAGGCATACCTCTCATATATTATACCGGTTTTAATGTTGCAACTTTAGTACTTGGCATTGCATTAAATCTTGCATATATCTGGGTTGTCCATCCTCTACTCAAATCTATTGTTTCTGTTAATCCGAATAATTGGAATGCTCCAAACTGTTTATAATGTTCATAAGTACGACCTATCCAAAATATTTGACCAATACGAAATCCTGATGCTCCTGGAATGGTTACATTTGCCGTGATAGCTAACTTACCAGGTGATCTCCATGCATGAGAATAGTTTGGATTTTCACCGACAGCATTTATTGACATTTTTTGTCTCATTTTATCTGGGAAAAATTCAAACAAATCATATTGTATTGCAAATGCAGCCTCTGCTGGTAATAACCCGTCCACTCTGGATGTTATGGATTGCACTCTTGCTTGTGCTTCCAAATTAACAGTTGTTACCGCGCTTAAAAGTGAAACTTCTCCAACAACATCTGTAATAATTCTTTCGTTTGGAGTGACACTATTATTATTTTCAATAAATGTTTTCAAAGATACTCGTGGTGGTTGTCCTGTAGCCGTTCTTGCCGGAGAGGTAGTTATCGTATTTATTTTCTTTATAACTTCTTGAGCTAGTAATCCAGCATTACCACTCTGATTTGCTAGTGTTCTCAGTGGGGTTAAATATATTCTATCAAAGTAATTTGTAGATGTTGATTGCGATGATGTTCCTGAAACTGCACGTTGTTGTCTTTCTTCAGGTACTCTAACTAAATTATATGGTGGTGGTGCTTGATTATTACGAAGTAAATTTGTAACAGTAAGTCCTTCGGTTGGTTCTTTTTCTGCTGGTAATGCAATTTCTCCATGCCCATATACCGCATTTACTGGTAAATTATACTTTCGTTGAAGAGTTCTTCCCAGTTCCAGTGCTGCTTGAACTTGCGGACTTGTAACTCCACGATCGTTCGGTGCAACCAATGATATACTGACAGATACTCTATTAGCTTCGAACGCGTGATATGCAATAATAGCATCATCTACCAATTGATAAACTTTACCATCTTTATCAACCAAATAGTGATAACTTAATCTTCTATCTTGTAGTGTTTTTATAGTACTTTCAACAGTTCCACCCGCTGTATGATGAATGACCAAAAATCTAGTTTCTGCTCTTCTATCACCGGTATTTAAATTTGCTGATTTTCTATCTATTATAGTTATAGCCATACTTATCTTCTTACGTTTGATATTGTAGAGTCTATTTGAGATATTAATTCATCTCTTTGACGTTCTATTGCTTCTCGAACAACACGTTTTACATTTGTTACATCACGACCAAATCTATCTGTAATCACTCCACTTTCGATGGCGTCATCTATTGCTTTTTCATATCTTTCTATTTCATTTTGTTTATTTCTTCTAATGATACTCTTTGCTCGTGTAGCAAATAAGTCACTTATTGCTGCCGATTGTTGTTGTGTTAATGTTTCTCTAGATAGTCGTTGCTTTAAATCCAAAGCCTCTGCCTGAGATAGTAAATTTGTAGAAGTAAATACTCCCCGTATTAAGTCTGTAACAGTACCGGAAACTCCACTTGCAAAATAATTACCGAATGTACTAGCAAATTGTGGACCAACAAATGAGAATCCTTCTCTAGCTAATAATCTTCCCGATTCAGTTTGACTCAATCCAGTAGCAAACTCTAAAATTGCTGTAGAGGGTCTATTTAATCCTGCTTCCGATGTTTGTTGTGGTTCTCCTATCTGTATTTTAAATATGTCTCTTACAGACGTATTTAATTTAAAATCAACGTCTTTACGATCAGGAGAGCTAGCTATGTTATTTAATGTACCTCCGTTTATACCAGTTACAGCTAATTGAGAAAATAACATCTTTGGATAATCGGTAGTTAACTCAATATTTAGTACATCAGGTCCTATGGTATCACCATCCAAATTGTTCAATCTTTTGTTAAATTCGTAGATATCAGAACTTTGTGGTGCTGTACGTACATTGTCATCTAAAATACGATATGCATTGATGTCATCATCAAAAAATAATTTTAAATCCCAATAATTTTCTGTTGCAGAGTTTATATTTCTAAGTAGAGTTTCAAATCCTTCCATAAAGGTACGTGCATTAATGAACGCAGATTGTATAGCCTTACTGTTTATATAAACTCCCTTTGTTAATGGAGTGATACCACTGGGTGTATTTATGTCACTACCAAAAGAATTATCATTCAATGTAGATATTACACCAAACACACTAGTTTTGTCGGTATTACTTCCTTGTATATTTGCAGCATTTGTATTTGGTAACCCTTTAAGTGCACCAATATTACGTGCGTCTAAAGTAGTAGCTTGATCTACTAAATTACGTTTGTCCGCTGCCGATGCTGCATTACTTGTTCTTGCCTTTTTGTTATATATGATACAAACTTCTGGACTAGTGGATCGTAATGATTCGTTATATCCAACATATATAGGATCTTGCCCACCTGTAGTTGCGATTAATTGGTTTAATCTATTCGGTAATCCCGACTCAATGATTTGCTTAACAGGACCATTTATTATCAAATCTATAAAAAATGGCATAGTAATGAAATAGGAATCTTCTAGGCCGAAATCGTTTACTTGTCCTGTATTTTGTGATGTTGGTACCACATCAATAAGTTGTTCTCTGTTATAATCGTCAGTAAACTTTAATATTTGATCTCTGTATATTCTATTAGGTAATAACTCCGGTGTTGTTACATATTGTCTTAGTGTATTGCTGAATTCACCGTTCAATCTAAAATAATTTGTTAATGATGTTGATGTATCTGTTTCGGTCTTTAATGGATTATTGGTAGCGTATGCGGAAATATAAAGTAAATTATCTGCTACACCATATGCTATAATCGTAGTTTTGTATACATTGTCTTGTACAACGGTTTTTACATTGGCAATGTTTGCTACTGCCCAATCGTAATTGTATCCATTCGGTTCACACCACTCTTCTATAAACGATGTTCTTGATTGATTACCTAATACTTTTTCTACTGACGTTACTGTTGCATTGAGATTCTTGAAATCCAGAGTCTTTATAAGTTTTTCTTGATTCGTTGATGTTGAGTATTGCGTTCCCCATTCTAAAATACAAGTCATACCAGGAACAAAACATATCATATCCAACATTTCCAATTGTTCTTGTGTATAACATTGAGTTTCAATAGTAAATCTAAGAACGTTACCATTACGTAATCGTTCTACTTTTGCATTAGTGATACCTGGTGGTGGGTAATTTTTTGCTACTGTATCACCTGCTTTAGCTTTACCTCCAAATGTTTTTACTAATTTTTGTACACCTTGCTTATAGGTTGTACCAATAACCAACCCATTATCTCCTTGGGTTCCATACAAATCGTGGATACTATAATTAAGTTGTTCGTACCCATGTACACCAAGTGTAAAAAATTTATAACCTCTATATCCAGTAATATCATTTGCAAATTTTTCTGCATTTGCTGAATTTATTTCACGCATTCTGGTAGCTACATCATCCATATACGCAGCAGTAGTGAACCGTAAAAATGGGGTGCGTGTTTTAACTAAATTTGTTGATAAGGAACGTTTGCGAAGTTCTTTTGAAAGACCATCAGCAAATACGTTCATAGTTTCAACTGGATTCAACGCCATAAATTATAATAACCCCGCAGATGGAATAACCAACTGTGTACCACCAGGTACCATCATCGTTCCATTCAATAAATTATTTGCCTTTGCAATAATCCACCACTTAGCGGCATCTTTATAGTATCGTACAGCTAATGAGTCAAAACGGTCACCGTCTTGTGCAGTGATAACTAACTCAAATGTGTCTGGTGGAATGGGATTTGTTATTACTGTAGAATAGTAACGAGTTCCACTATCCGTTCTTCGTATTTGTAAGTTATTAACGTATCTTGGTAACATATTATATTATGGGTTATGGGACTACGCCTAAATCACGGAACACCTGTTCTAATCCGCCTTCCGCCGTACCTTGTAGTTGATTATTTGATACAGCTCGTCTATCTAATTCTTGTTGTGCCGCTATTCTTGCAGCACCTTCCGAAAATCTTGTTTCTGCTCTACGTTGTGCATCCAAGTCTCGTTGATTAAGATATCCGGCGATACTTGCACCAGTTTGAGTAGTACTCCCTCGTGGGAATGTCAAATCGGTTGTAATATTAGGAATGTTAGGTGTTGGTATATTTAAATTACTTAATGCAGAATTAATACTTTGATTTGTTTGTTCAAATCCAGCAAATAGTTGTTGAGTTCGTTGTGCGACATCACGTTCACCAAATATTTGAGAACCTGGTGCAAATGGATTTGTTGCTTTTTGTGTAACGAATCCTTCTTCGATGATATTATATGTGAAATTTAATTTGATAGCTTGTGGCAATTCTCTATCAATGTCCCACGGAATGTCTTGTAAGCGCATATCTACATTTTCTACATATCCTGGTTGGTTTACAATTACATTACCAATAGTTAATCTTGCAATTGGGGGAGTCATAAATCCACCAGATGCGTCTATTGGGAACGTTAATTTATTTAACATATTAGCACGAGTCCAAATGGTTGTTAATTCTTGGTCACTAAATGCCACTAAGAACACACTAACGGTCATACTACGATTCATACCCTTATATGTAATAAATCGTTCCGGTCTACCAACATATCGAACTTCTTCGTATTGTCCTCGTGAATTGTGGTTAATATCTTCAATAAATGCTCTAAAGTTAATACCTCTATCAAATACACCAGGAACTACAATTCTAAACTTAATATAATCCGCATCTTCATGCAACCCATCTAACTGTGCTGCATCAACCGCACCTGCTGTACCTTGGTTGATGAAATTCATTTCATCCTTAATATAAGTTGCAGTTATTAATCCTTCCTTTGTTTTTGTTCCAGTTGACCGAACATCTTCTGTGTACGTTGCAGAACTTCTGTAATCATCGTCAGGATATTCTAGTGTATTTTTGTTTACATTATTGATATCCTTACCTTTACGTATCGCTTGTCGTGCTCTATCAAGATATTGTTGTCTTGTTCCTTGTGGACCTTGAAAATTTCTAATTGTACCATCATTTTCCTTCATTAATGGCCATAAATTCTTCAAGTATAAAGAATCGTATGCTGTTTGGTCTGCTTCTAATGTTGAATTATTAGTATTCAACCCACGACGAATTGCATCCGCACCAGCAGAAATTGCATCAAGTTGTCTGTTAATTTGCCCAACATTGATGGAACTACCAAACAAATTTCTAGCAAATCCTGGAATTGGGATGTTTATACTATTGATTCTGTCACGTAAAGTAGATGATAATAAATTATTGAGTGCCCCAAGAAATGGAGATTGTTGTGATTGTGCATTACCACCACCAACAAATTTTAATCGTAATCTACTTTGTGCATCCAATGCAGTTCTTTTTTGTAAACGACCTTGTAGTTCTGGGTTTGTGATTGCATTACCTTCGAGTATTCTAGAAACTCGTTCTAATGGATTATAGAAGGTAGCGTTACGATAATTCAATACCATTGTTTCCACAGACACAGGATTATATCCTTGTGATTGACCAAAGGTATTACCTGCTTGTAGTATCTGTTGGAATAATTTAAAGTTTACACCAGCACCACTATTCAAATATCGTCGCATACGAACTACATCACGTGGACCAGATACTAATGGGTTGGAACGGCTGTCCCGTAGCATTCTACTATTATCCACCGAATAAATTTCGTCAACATTTGCAGAACTATAAGGTTTTATTTCAACTAACGTATTGTTTACTGGAACGTTCAATGATGGTATATTTACGTTTGCTATTCTAAATGCGTCATAAAATTTAGAACGTCTGATACGAATAACAATTTCTGGTTGTACCAGTCTACTAGATGCGAAGTTTCTATCTATTATTGTGGATGTAGTTGCTGGGTCTGTATATAAATTATATACATTTTGTTGTAAATTTGATTTATATACTATGTCTGTACCACCTTCATTTCTTAACGCTGTGAACGTGGTTAATTCGTTTGCTACGGTTGAATCATCGTATCTTTTACGTAGATTCGGAGCGTTTTTTGCAATATTACTAAATATCTTTGCCATAAATTAACCCACCACAGAAAGACGGTCAAGTGGTGACCGTGCGTTTAATGAAACCCGTCCTACTGTGTTTCCGTCCATTTCAATCTTTATTGCGGAGAATGCAGATGCTAATTTATCAAGTTTAGATTCCAACTTAGACATATCAACATTTACATTTGTAGTTGATGCTTCCGATGCATTCATCATTTTTGATTGTGCTAATTTTTCTACTGGTGGTGAGGATGGATTGACGTATGCCACATCATTTGCTTGTTGGAACAAATTTGTTCCTGCTAATATAGAATCTTTTGGATTTAATGAAAATGCACCTTCTGGACCCAATAATACTCTACCAGCACCAGGCCCCATTGCGATATCACTTGCTGCTGCCATACTAATAAGTCCTGACCCCAACCCAATCAAACCACCAACTAATGCACCGATAGGTCCACCACCGATTATAGCACCCGTACCTGCTCCCGATAAAGTAGACATCAATACGTTTGCTAATGCACCACCTTTGTCTCCTGCTTTCATTGATTGGTATGCACCTACCGCACCACCTACTGTACCCGCAATACCACCAGCGATACCAAGTCCCTTAGCTGCTGTTCCTAATCCCGTCAGTCCACCACCACCCGTTTTTAATCCTAGTGCTTGTGCCATACTTGCACCAGTATTTTTCATAAGAGCCATGGTATTTCCTATGGTTGCCATAGTTTGTAATCCCATGGCAGTTGCTAAAATACCACCGACCTTTGCAAATGGTCCTATAACTTTTGTTAATCCTGCAAGAAACCCACCTTGATTTTCTTCAGGTTTAGTTTCTTCACCAGGTAATCCTCCTGGTCCTGCTGCTAAACGTCTTACATCTGCTATACTCAATCCCAAATCACGTTCTATTGCAACTTTAAGAAAACGATTACGTTGCACTTCATTAAGTAATGCGTTATTTCCACCAAGTTGTCGGGATAGTTCATTAAATACTTCTTCTGGGGTACCCGTGCCTGCGATACGAGCCAATTCGTTGAAGTCTACTTCAACACCCATTGCTCGTAATTCAGAGATACGTTCCAATCCTCCTTCAAAATCACCAACCAGTGTATCTGCAAATCCTTCAGTTTTTTCTAATGATACACCAATTTTTGTTGCGTTTGCTGCTGCTCGTGCCAATGCATCTGCGTATTTAACACCAGCGATAGCTACAAGGTTTGCATTATTTGCAGCAAAAGTCAATGCCTGATTTGCAGTTAATCCTGCAGCTCTAAATTGTGTAATAAATTGTTGTTGTAATCTTGCTTGGTTTGCTAAACCGTTTGGACCAACTAAAAACGCACGCTGTGCTCTAACGAACACACCAACATCAGTACCAAATTGCTTTGCACTCTTTGCTATATCGGCCGCTGCACCACGTGTTAATAACGTACCAAATTCTTTTTGGAATGCGTTGATGGCATCTATACTATCTTTGAAACTTAATGCCGGTCCAGCAGTGAATAGGGATGTAATTTGATTTGTAAAAGCTGCTGTTCCAGAATCTACTGCTGTTGCGAATGTAGTACCTAATTGATTTTGTAATTGATATATTTTGTCACGGAGATCAATTAATGATCTACCAGCACTAGATAGTGCCTGACCCATATATAACATCGTGGCAGTAGTGTTTCCAGCTTTTACTGAGGTGTTAAATTTGTCTAATGTTTGTACCGATTGTGTAATCTTACCTGCTAATGAATTAAAAGCGGTAGCCGAGTCAATTAGTTCCTTATTAAAGTCAACTAATTGACGCATATTATTTTTTCTTATTAACTCTTCGAACTTACGTGATGTTGCTGTAAGTTCCTCCATTGTTTCGCTATAAGCTATCTGTACGTCTAGTGGAGTTGCCATCTACTATCTCATTTACGAGGTTTTTTAGTAATCTTTTCAATCTCTGCATTTTGTCGTTCAACTTCTTTATTCATTTCACCTAAATAGAAGCCGCGCAAGAACACTGGCATATTGTATAAATCTTGAAAGGTAAATCCACCTTTTCCGTGATATATCATAGAAAAGATGACCTTATGCATGTTTATCCTATATTCTTGCGTCAGGCCAAAAAAAGTTCAAGCCTATTGCGATTGGTAATACAGAAGTTTGATCACAACTAGAACAAGTATAACTTGATTCAAACTTGATATCTGGTGAAACCTTTTTATAAAAATCTCTGATAGCTCGTGTATCCGCCACCAACATATTTTCTACTGTTTCCCGAATGTCTTTTTGATTAGTTGAACCATCCACTTCTTCTACCAAATATCTCATTCTTGTAGTAGCTTCGGGTTCTACTTGTAATCCAACCTTTCGTAACCCTTCTAGTTCCTGTTCAACTGCCTTTTCAATCTTACGAGTCAACAAACGAAGTTTGAGTTTCTTTTTACTTATTGGTAATTCCAATTCCATACTTGCATTTTCATCTATTTCTTTTGTTTCCAATTCTGTGAGATTCACTATATGTTCATTAGATTCACCACATTTTGGACACGTTGCCGTTACTGGATAATCCTTACCATATCCAAGAATACGACTTGCAACCATTACCGCATTTAAGTCACCCAAAAATAAATCTTCATGTGTTACGCCTTTTGTAACAATTAAACTATCAACGAGTTTATCCAGCACAATACCTTTTTTAATAAGATTTTGTGAAGTTAAAATATCTTCTTCCTTTGCGGTCATATACTTCAATTCAATTTGACCACTTTTTAGAGGATGCCCTTCTGGGTAAAACTTACCCTTACTTGGTAAATCAATTACCTCTGTAGGGAATGTAACATTTGACATAAAATAACTCCTTGTGTTGTAAATACTTGTATATAAATATCAATCTTCTATATTTTCATCGGTAAAATGAGTATTATATGCACTACTAATTCTACGGACAAATTCTCTAAAAAATGATTTATTACTGTCAGGAGTGACCAATTCCCCGTCTACTACGAGGTCGGCCACCTTCTGTTTCTCCTTCAAAATATCCCGCATATATTCGTCTATAGTGTCCTCACATAACATATAATACGCTTGGACTTGGTTTGTTTGACCGATACGATGAGTTCTGTCCTCTGCTTGTTCGTGGTTTGCTGGAACCCAATCACAATTTAAAAATACTACCGTATCTATTACTTTCTGTAATCCGTCAATACCCATACCTGCTGCCAATAAACTAAAACATCCGATTTTAGCTTCACCACTTACCAATCTATCAATACTTTCTTGTCGTTGGTTTCTGTTCATATCACCCGTCAAGAGAGCTGCCTTGTTTCCATAATGTTCGGTCAAGAAACGAAGAGGTTCGAGATAATTACTAAAGATAAGAATTGACCTATCATTATCCAAAAATTCATCAATCATTTCCATCAATCGTGGCATCTTCTTCTGGATAAGAAATCCTTGGAGTTTTGGCATGTGGGTGACTGATGGTTTACCCGTCATTTTCCACTGACCAAAGACTTCTTTGAGTAATTGCTGATATTCTTTCTTTTCTTCCTTAGTTAATTCTACGTACAGGTCATTACGTTGTTTCTTTGGTAATTCCTTCAACACTTGGTCTTTCTTGCGACGAATGACCAAATCTTTTGTTCTGTCGTGGAGGTCTTGAAGATTACGAGGTGCGTCACCTTTCCATCCACCATATCGTTCGACGAAATGATAGAAATTATTAAATCGTTCTTTATCCAAGAAATTTAATAAACTAAACGCTTCTATTGGACGAGACATTACTGGTGTTCCCGTCAAGAAAATAGAATACTTGGTTTTAATCCCAGGATACTTTCGTCGTTCTTTCCACGACCCCAAGATACTTTTTGCTCGAATGGTTTGACGATTTTTGAGATAGGTTGCTTCGTCGCATACCAAAAGGTCAAACTTCTGGTCACGAAGTGCCTTGTTAATCTTTGCTACGGCATCGTAATGGACGATATGAAACTGATTGTCCAATTCTCCATCGTAATGTTTACTATCCCAAATAGTAGATTTCTTACCTGTGAACTTCTTGATTTCACGTTGCCAATTGACCACGACCGATAATGGACAGACGATAAGAGTTTTGAGGTTGTGATGTTGTGCATATCCAATTGCCTGTGCAGTTTTACCCAAACCAGGTGCATCAGCGATTAAACATCGACCACCTGCTCTGTCTACGAATTGGACACCGACTTTTTGGTATGGATAAAGACTGAGTTTCATTCCCTTAATATCAAAGTTCGTATCTTCTTGAACACGAATTTCATCAAGGTCTTGCCGACGAGAGTTTAATTCTTCAACTTTGT